GCATTGGCAACTAAATTTTCACCATCTGTAAAGATATTCGTAATAATCAAATTTGCACCAGATCCGCTGGTTGAGCGAATTTGTACTAATGAGTTTGTATGTGGTCTAAAATAGTATCCACGTTTGTTGATTAATACTGTTTTAATCGCGCCAGATGTAACATTTTGAACTGTTGCAGTTGCCTTCAATGCTTCTGGTGACTCAGTATTAAGACCGCCGAAAAATACTACAGGATCACCAGTTTTATATCTTGATCCTGCAAGAACTGTTCCTAGGCGATTTCTCTTTAGTCTCACATTTGATATTAATGAGATAATTTTAGAAGAAAAAGTTTGAGGTAAATCGTTTTCATCAATATACTCAACAATTAAATCTTCATTTACAATCAGTGGTTTTCTTAGATTTGAAATATAAACTTCTACAATCTCACGACCAGTTTCTTTGTCGACTGATTTAACTGCACTCTCAATAATACAGGTTGCTTTAGACTGCGAGCCATATCCTTGTCGTCGCTCAATTAAATTAAAGTCAAAAGCCTCATAAGAATTCGGTGTAACTCTGTATAAATTAGTTGAGTTGTAAATGTGAGTATTGCTAGCATTGTTAGGTGTATTCGCAAATGGAATATCAACAACAATAGCGGTACTGTTTACAGAAACAACTTTGCGCTTTTCAGTGCCAACACGAATCAATGTGTTTGCAGTAATAATTGTGTTAGAGAGATTAATTCCATTTGCAGAAACTGTATTTGCGGCTGCAATTGTGACATTGACAGTGCCGCCTGGAACAATGGTTAGCGTGTCTGATATAGATAAACGCAATGCTTGCGGCAATTTCCACTTACCATCTGATGCCTTTAGAATATCATCTTTTGGAAAATAGACATCTATTTCTTGATTGTATAAAACACGAAAAAGAAACTTGAAGGAATCAGGGGTGCCTTTCTTAGCATAGAAATCGCGTGCTGCTTTAACCAACTTTTCCGTAGAAAGTGCATTTTCTTCTGGAAAATTTGGGATAATTTTGTTTTTAAAATATGTTATAAGATCTTGTCGAGTTTCATCAACATCAAAATAATCATACAACCTTTTATTTTCGTAAAGAGTTTTTCCACTTCCTTCCATGTACTCATAATATTTTTTAAGAAGTGTTACGAATACTGGATGGTCTGCCCGAACAAACTCAGGCAGTTGTGAATCAACTACTGTTGAAATATAATTATTTGCAAACATTATTCAACTGAATTTACTGTAATGTTGATTGATACTGAATCCTCATCATCAATCGTAATGATTCTTTGACGAGCAGACTCAAAGTTGTTTGAATATGGTCTTGCAGTAATCTTAAGAATTTTCGACACATCTTCAATATCAACTGGATTAAAATTGTTAAGCGTAATCTTACCCAGTTCATAATCAATAGATCCAGCATTCACATTTAATGTTCGTTTAATATTGTTATTATCGAAGAAATAACTTCTTAAAATGCCGTATCTATTTTGAACTGCAACAGATAATTTAACTGTGGTATCTAATTCGCCGTTGTAGTACAAATATGCATTAGCATTTGTGTAGTCAATGCCAGGATTATCTACGACGACTGATTTCAATTTACCGTTTACAATAACTGGTCTTGCAGTTGCACCCACTCCATCGCCTATAATCTCAATTACAGGAATTTCTTCATACACACCAGGAGCAGCTGTTACAGATATTCCTTCAATACCAGAAGATGATCCTGGTGTTTCTTCTAAGAAACATGTACGAAGAACATCATTATCATCAAATTGAGTATATCCTGGCGCTGAGAATATTTTATATCTTGTATCTTCTCGAGCAAGTTGCGTTCCAAAATTTAGTGTGTAATTTCTTATAGTGTTTAAAGTTGGTAACAATCTCTTTTGGATTGTAATTTCAGCATCTGAATAGCTGATAGAAACTTCAGAGTCGTCTATTCTTCGTAGCATTCTTGACAATTTAAACCTACTGTTAAACTGGTCAAGTTCTGTTGTTTTATATGCGATAATAGCATTTCTTACAAGAGTTTTAATTGAGCCAACTGATCGAACAGTTTTGGTTGGATCATAGTAAACGCTGGCATTTACATTTAAGTAATTATAATCAACATCAACAAACTCAGGCGTCACAGTAACAACAGAAACTGGTTTGATTATATCGTTAATGACTGTTGTTTTTTCTGATTCAGTAATAGAATATCCGAGTTCTGGTTTCGCAGCAACAAACACTTTACCATAAACTGGTGGATCGTTTTCCTCGCCGCCCCAAACATTTACTGCTTCGAAATAAGGGTATCGTGAATTGATTAATGCAATCAAATCATTTTTAGTGACGCCACGATTATTTGACACAAATGCTTTTGGTGCGGCAAAACGAATTTTATCAATTCCTTCTGGCGATGCCCCACCAGCTGCTGGCGAAATTGGATAGATAACATGATCTGTGATTCCAGCCACAGATTCTAATAGAGAAAATGCGTTTGCTTTATTTGCTGCGGCACCCTCAGTTTTAATGTAGTTTACAATAACGATGTTTCCATCAGTTAATGATTTGCCGATAACGCCGTCGCCAAAATAAATTCTATATCGCCCCTCACGGACTTCGTCAGTAAAAAATACATTCGCGTTTGAAGAAACTGTAGTTGCATCCGTAGCGAGTGTATATTTTTGACTTGCTAAACTTGTTGATGATTCTTGAACAATAACATCTAGCGTTGCCAGATCTACGCCAGCGTCTGGTAATTCAAAACTTTGTGTGGTGTTTGTTGATGCGTTGTGAGTAAATGTATAGGTGAACGGTTGTCCTTGATACAAATAAACATCGTGAAAACAAAATCTTCCGCAAGTTGGATCGTATTCACCAACTTTTGCTTCAAGACTCACGAATGTATAGGTGATTGAATCGACAGGAGCACACTGAAATTTTGTAAACTTTGGCATAGTAACAGCAGTTCTATTATCACCAGCCGCTTTTGTTAATTGCACATCAACAAGTGCACGTGCCGCCTTTGATGATACTGGAGTGTATCCTAGCATCTTAGCATGAGATACAATTGAATCGCGAAAGACTGCTGTGTCCATGAACATTTCGTTGGCGACCATGTTATTATAGAATGCCATATAATGAGTGTTGTATGCTAGAATGTCTAGCAATGTACTCATACCCGAGGCTTCAAAATCAAAATCAGTAAATTCAGCCTGATCGCGCAAAAAAATCTTTAAATTATTTTTAATTTCAGCAAAATCGAGTTCTGAAATTTTAAGTTTTTGGTCTGTATTTGCCATTATTGAACCTGCTGTAGAAACATGTTAACTGTCAATGGTTCTTCTACATTGTTTATTGAAAATTTGATAGCAACATTGTATCCATTCTTATCGCTATTCGCTTGCGCTCTTACTGCAAGCACATTAACACGAGGCTCATAATTTTTAATAGTATTACTGATTTCGGCTTCAAGAATATTTGCAACCATTGGGGAAATATTCTCAAATAATAATGAACGAATATCGCCGCCATAGAGTGGTCGAAATGGTTTCTCAAATCGATTAGTCAACACCAAATTGCGTAAAGCAGCTATAACAGCAGCGTTACCTGTCTTTCTAACCACATCACCTGTGACGGGATGGGCTCTGAAGTTTAGATCTAGATCTTTAAACTCTCGGACTTCTAGTGACATTTAACGTTCCTAACGCTTATTCTTGTATATTTAGCAAGGTTCCGTACAAGGATCTGGCGTATCTGGTGGTAATAGTGAGTCTGGGGTTTGGTCAATGGTAATATCGCCGTTACCGCCACCAACGCCTGGTAATTCCAAGCCATATAGAGCTGGGTCGGGCTGTGTTAGCTGGTCCAAATCAATTCCAGGATCATATGGGGAATCGTCGCGTGGTTCTGGAAGAGGTACGGTGTTGTATTCATCGTCTGAATCATCAATAAGATCGATAAAGTCGGGTTCTGTGGCTTCGCAGCCCAGACGCTCTGGATTAGGAACCAAAATTAACTGCAAATATTCATCTGAACTCAAATCTGGATTTTCAGGATCGTCACCTTTCTTCTTCTTAGAACATGAAATCTTAAATAGTTTTAAAAGTCCTTTGACAAGAGACTTAATCTGATTAATTGCAGCCTTGTCAGCCTCAACTATATCCTTAAAATTTTGTCTTATTGTTTCAATCTCTTGTTCTTTTGCTTCAATGTAAAGAACTAACTCATTCTCTTCAAGTTGGGCAATTAAATCGTCTTTAAGGTCGTCTAAAAGATTTTGAACGATTTCCGTTACCTTATTCACAAGAGCCGCACCTGGATCCTGCACAGACCTAGTAACGTGAATAGGTTTCCAAGCATCAATAGTAGCATAAGAACCATCAGCTTTCTTATAACGAGTTGTTATACCTTCCACAAAGTTATCACCAAGACCAGCACTCATCTGCTCTGCAACCGAAAAAGATGCTAAAATTTCATCTGGTCCGTTTAATTCGGCAGTTCGTTCAATATTTGCCTCTTGAAGAATTTTATATACGAATTCTCCACTTAATCCTTTGAGTCTATCGTCAACCACTATCTCGGTGTTAGTTAAACTTACAATATCATACTCTTTTTCGTCATAGTAAACTCGCTCACCGACAGCAAAATGTGATAAGAACGAAGTGTTATTACCATAAATCACATCGCCCAAACAAATGCTGCTGCCATGACCATATAATTCAAGTTTAACAGCACCATTAGAAGTATTGCTGGCGATATTTGAATTAGCAATCAACGAAGTTTCTACGGATACTCGGCAGTTACTGTTTGCAAAAGTGATAGGTCTATAAACCGTCATGTAATCACCGAGAGCATTAATCGTATTAATTTTTGCGGTTTGATTGTTTACAGTAATAGATAATCCTGGCTTAATCTTTAATGAAGAACCTGATGCCATTGCAATATTAGCAAGGTTATATGTGAGGTAATTGGATGATTGAATGATCGTTGAGTTGGCATTTAATGTAACATAAGCGTTCGTTTGAGTATAAACTTTGTTGACAACGACATATTCTACATTTGCAATTACAATGGAAGACCCAATATTTGTTACTGGATATGCAGAAGCATTTAGATTAATGCTGACCACATTAGATCCAGTAGATGTATTAGCATACCCAACAATAGGATAACCAGGAATTGCTTGTAAACGAAGAACCTTGTCATCGGATAACACACCAGAAATTTCTTTAACGTGCCCCTGATATCCTAAAAATGCTCCAGCAAGTGTGCCATCATTGCCAATTTCGGACCATTGTTTCAAAGAAGTTCCAAGCCAGTTTTTTTGGCTTGCATAGTTATTAATATCACCAATTTTAGCCATGAGTCTATCTCGGGCTACAGCAACATCACCTGTTCTAGAAAATAGGAATGGACAGGCTTTGGCTAACGAACCTTCTTTTGGTGGAACAGCGAGTGGGTCTCCCACCACATCTTTTAATCTATATTCTGCAACTTCTAATCCAGTTTTAATATCAGCTGGGAGAGAAAAATTTTCTTTGATTACCTTGTTGATGTCGAAATTCTTAGCATCGTCTTTCAGTTTTTTTATTTTTTCTATCAGTTTTTTTATAGATTCTGGTGGGAATTTAGCACCTTTCGCAAATGGGATAGGGAAATCATTAAATGTGTGTGCGAGAAGCTGGAGTAATGGTATGCCCCCAATCAAACATAGAATCCATTTAATTACGCTACTTAAACTGAGTGCCACAGAGTTTTCCTCGGGTTGCTATTCGTCATTTTAGCCAAGAACTGTTTTTCCTGTTCTGTAGCCGTGCCAGTCTTTTGAATCTTCTTTATGATTTCCCAATACTTTTCGATCTTTTTAGGACAACAGCACATTTAGTATTTATGTTACTATCCATAGAAGGTATACGAGAACACCAATACGGAAAATCCATCGGACTATCATTAGTCCCATGAATATTCTAAACCATTTTTTCTGCCACAACCAATCAAAGCGTTGGTGCAACCAATTTTTGTATTTCTTCACTGTTAGGTCCAGAGCAAAGTAATTCGCGTTGTTTTGCATTTAGAGCATCGAACTCCGCTTTGAGTAAATCATAGTGTTTAGTTTTGTATCTTTCTTGAGTTTTTCTAAAGTATTTTAGATCTTCTTCTGTAATACCGATAATTTTACGAACTTCATCGACTGGCAGATGCATGTAATCTTCCCACGGCAAGGAAGGGAGCCATGGTAGTTTCTTGGCTACTCGTGTGGCTTCGAAGAGAGAACGGTAGATGTAGAACAGACTCTTAAAACTCTTGGCTTCTCGTAAAATACGAATCCATCCAATGCTAATTAGAAGTTTGAATACTCGATTATTGTTTTGATCTTTGCTGGCATGAAAGGCAGCAGCATGAACTTCACCCAAAAACATTCTTGGATAACCTACAAGCAAGTGCACAAAGTCATGGACGGCAAAGGCGCGACCTGCATAGATCCTCTTTTCCTTACAGTCAAGATAAGAATCCCAAGACTTACAGAATGCCTCAAACTGATATCCTGCATAAATGTCGACATTGAAATCTAGGAACTCGGCAAACTTATATCCTAAAGATTCTTTAGGCAAACTGCGCAAATAATCCATATCTGCTTGAATCTCATGGAGTTGTTTTTTGGCTTTGAATACTTTTTTTGAAATTGGTAATTGACAAAAGTCTAAGTAACGCTGATGAAAATGTTTTTCGTTAAAGATTCGTTCAGCAGCGAATAGTAACTCTAATGGTTTATTTTCGTTTGATGCTTTACGAAATTCGCGAAGCATTTTAACTGCTTTAACATACTTAATCATTTGTAGTACCTCAAAATTCTTACACGCGACGAGTTGTTATTTGTGACGCTGATACTTGGATTCACTAACTTATACATTTTGGTTCGCATTAATGCGACATCTGTTCCAGTTTTTAATAATAAATCTGTGAACATAACATAACAAGTGTTACAGTTTGGTCGTTCAATTTCTAATGTTTGCCCAGCTTCGACTGTTCTTTGATCAAATGAATACTGGTTAAAGGTGTTGTTTATTCTAGTGACGCAAACAATCTCACTTTCATCAGAAGTAAATGTGCACTTTGCGCGAGGAGCAGCAATATGCCAACGGATATAATTGCTTACCCAGTTGTCTATACGATCGTTTGGAATAAGTAAATTTCCAATAAGTTTATTGTTTGCGAAATCTTTCGTAATCGTAAAATGCGGATTTAAATTTTCGCTGCTAAACAAATTTAAATAAGCATCAACATCTGATTCTGGAATAGTTCCTACATTCCATTCCCACTCGAATCTAAATGAACCATTAATAAAAATATGTCCATTAGTGTTTTTAATCACATTTGGAATAGTTGGATGAGGTTCTGGTGTTCCTCCTGACTGATGCATATTAGATAAACTGTCGCGTGAAATAAATTTATCTTTATTTCCTGCCTCGTAATGAGAGAGCAGTAACTCATTATCATATAAACCAAGAATTTTAGCAGTCATATTTGCTTCGAAAGCCATTATAATTCCTCTGCCTTTGTTTCTGGTGGTGTGATAGGATTTTTAATAAAAATTAAAGTGTTTTGGTTGATGTGAGTTTCATCACCATTATCCCAGCGAGCCACCTCATTATTTGCAGTTGGCTGATTAGTCATTATTGCCATCTAAAACCAACTGCTGCTGTTCCGCTGCCAGGCATGCCGCCGCCGTCAAAATTAAAATAGTCTGGCGGCGAATTAATACGATTAGATATATTTCTAGCACCGTTACCCAAAGCAAATCTAATCAGATTATTGATCACATCAAATCCTGGCGCCTCATTGTAATAAACATAGTTAAGCCCTGCAGTAGCGATCGCATCAACTAGATATCCTGGAACATATGTTCTATTATCCATAGAACCAACTGGAATGTATGCAGAAAATCCTGTTGTTGTGCCAAATTTGTTAGTGAATGTTCCACAATTTACAACAGCACCATAAGATTTCCATAAATCAGATATGGCTCTTTGCCCACCATAACCTAAACGATCACTAGGCTCTGTTAATGGGCAGTATGATCCTGCGCCTCGCTGCATTATCTCAGTGTTTAAATCAGAAAATGCAATTTGTGTTCCATTAGGAGTTGCCATTATCTATTACTCCAAGGCAACGAATTTTCCTGCAATGATGCGTACTGGTCTGGCGCATTTTGCACGCGAATTAAATCTGCATCTAATCCTTTTTTAATTGCCCAGTGATCAAGTTTAGATTCTATCCAAGATTTAACTTTGGCTTCGGTCAAACTGTCATATTCAGTAAAATTTTGCGCATCAACTGAAAATACAAATTCCGTTCCTTTATGCGTGACTTGGTCTACACCGTTATTCGCAGTGTAGTACCATTCTACTTGTTTAATGACTTTTTGGAGAGAATTTTCTTCGGTTTTAAATAATAACCGTTCAATTCCCCAGATATAGGTCGTAGACATGAATATCCCCGAACAGAATGCTCAGGGATATTTATTACTGCTTGCTATAGAAAGCTGGTGGTGGACTCTGATATCCACCCTGCCCGTTCTGCTGAGCAGCCTGTGCTTGGGTCTGAGCCTGTGTCACAACCTTACGAAGGACCTCATCTGAAATACGATGAGGCAGTTCACGGAGTCCTGTGATTACAACATTAACATCGTTAAGGTTGAGTACGAGATTCAATTCAACATCATTTGGGTTTTGTGGTGTAGCATTATTTTCCATAGTATTATTCCTCAATTATTAAAGGTCTTCAAGAGATACAGGCGCTGCAGGTGGTGCAGCAGCTGCAGCCATAGCAGCAGCACCGATTGATGCAGCATTAGCAGAAACAGGTGTTGTTGGATCCCATGGCAAGAAGTCAGCGTCAACAACTGGATTCTTAACTTGGTTAATTTGCTTCATGATTTGCTCATTAACATGTTGAGCATAACCACCAACAACAATTGATTTAATCCAACCAAGAACAGTTGCTTCTGTTAGATTGTCCCAATCAATAAAATTGTTAGGATCAATGTCTGATGACACAAATGGTGTGGCTCCATGAAATGTTCCAGAGTTACCATCCGCATCAGTTCCAGTGACTTCCCAACGAGTACCAACCACAACATTGTTTAAATTTGCGGATGGGACGTTAGTCTTTTTAAGTCCTGTAATTTTCCAAGTATAAGTTAAAGCCATCTTTAAAGTCCTCTGAAAGAATCTGAAAGTCCGAATCTATATAGTATTTAGTCGTTTACTGCACCGTCATAATATGATGTGAGTGTTAACAAGTGATCGTAACCTTGTTCAACAACGCTCTTTGGCGAATTTATGTCAACACCAAAATTTACCAGAGGTTCAATAGTTATTTCACCCTGGAACAATCCTGGAGCATCAGTTGGGTATGCAGCCAACACTGCGATTGGTGTTTTTCCAGATTCTCTTGCTTCCTTTGAAGCATAAATGGACACCGCCATTTTAGCATAATAACCAGCCTTCCATAAAAACTCTGGAGAGTTTGATGGTCTTGCTCCTGCAGGATCTTTGTCGTCTACTGCTCTTTTAAATGTGTCAATTTTATGAATGATATGGTACGCATTAGGAGCTTCCAATCCATTTTTCAAAGTGTATCCTTTAATTAAAGCCATTACGATTTTTCTCCTTTCGTAGTTCTTCTCTTAAATCTTCAATTTCATCCTTCAAGTCTTTGATTGCTTGGATTAGATATGGCGTAATCTTATCATAATTGATCGTTAGATAATCGTCAAGTATTTCACCATCAATCTCGATTCCCTTCTTAGCAGTCATATTTATCACGACTGCATTCGGAAGAACTTCTTGCGTTTCCTGAGCAATCACGGAAACTTCTTCCGTGCCACCAGTAATTACACCGCCAGTAACTTGTTCGGCTTCTTTTTTCCAATTGAAGCGGCTCGGCTTCAATTTGTAGATTAAATCAATACCTTCACCACGAGCAAGTTCTTTGATGTTTTCCTTGAGGCGACGATCTGACCAGTAAGCGATGACGTTTCCTGGGAAGTGACCAGTACCGCCAGATACATAGAATCTCCAACCCACAGCATTCCAGTGAAAGCCATAGGTGTCGGTGTTCATCATCAATGAGGTATTTGCAAAACCAAATTCAATACCACCCCAACCATTTCTTGATCCGTCGATTTTCCAAGAACCATAAGAAGCATTATTTGGATAGAAGTGCGCACCGTTTAAACCAGAGTAAATTCCATGATAGCCAGTTAAATTTGTCCAAGTATATTGATAAGCATAGTTACTACCACCATTAAACTGCCATACGATACCACTCATATCGTAGTCAGTGTAGAAACGCATACCCTCGTAACTTGGGTTTGCGCCAAATTTAATGCCGACATGATATGCAATTCTTAGGTCTGGATATGGGAACCCCCAGCCACCACCTTCTTGGAAGATACGATAAGCGTGACCACCATTACCACTGTTGCCGCCCACACCATATGGTTCCCACCAAATTGAGTACAGTCCACCAGCAACTGTAGCAACATTCATTCTCGTTGTGCCATTACCATCAAAATACCATGCTGTATCATGATCGTAAAAAATCGGACCACGGAGATCGCCAGAAAAATAATTGTAACCATAGTTCCAACGAGTATAACCACCATCCCAATACCAGAGCCAGTTGCCGCGAGAGTTATCGTGTAGACCGAAGTTGTCGCCAACTGTCGTCATCAATGTCCAGCGTGAACCTGCACCATAACCATACCAACCATTGCGTCCGCCACCATAAGTTGCTATGTGACCATATGGATTTCCTTCACACTCTGGCGACCAAATTCCGCGACCATAAGATTGGAAATAAAGACCGACGCAACCTTGCGGACGGAACCAATCATTAGCATAAGCAGAACTAAATTGCGCGCTGCCTGAACCACTTCCGAAATAATATCCTGTGTTATCGCGATCATAATAGATGTAAGCGCGGAAGTCATTACCATATGTGATACGATACAATTCCATATTAGCATTGCCGTATTCAATACGAATCTGCCAGTTACCAGAACTGTTAAGCATACCGAAGCCGCTGCCATCCCAATAGCCAGTCCAACCACGAGTATCTGACTCGTAGTTTACAAGCATTTGAACGCCGCCATAACTATAACCACCACCAGACATCTTAATGTAGCCGCTGTTAGAATAGACGTGCATAGCAGATGATTGATTATAGAGACCACGACCAGAAGTATAATTACGCCACCAACCATCGGTGTATGATTCATTTGTATGAATCACATTTAATCTGCTAGTTCCATTTGGATCTGAATAGTAACTGCCATCGTTACTATCGTACATAATTGAAGTCCAAATGTCGGTTGAGTTCTCATTCAACCCATACATCATTAACTTACGCCAGCCAGAGAATGTTGACCAAGTGTTGCGGAACCACAATCCAGAGATTGGTCCACCGACCATCTGCCAACCATAACGAGCCGAGCCGTTGGTGTAGTGATATGCTTGAGTTCCTACCCAGTGTGAACTTCCTGCTGGCTGATTGCCTGGACTTGACCACGAATCAATAAATCCTGAACCCCAGTCAGCGACTGTGTTCATGTCAACAGTGCCCCAACCGAATGAACCTGTCCAATAATCACGATCAGTTGTAATACTTGGACGCTGCGCATAGTATTGTGCGCTAGAACGATCTTGTCCTGCTAGACCAATCTGAGCCTTCGAGCGAGTCGTCAATCCTTGCCAGTTTGTGAGGCTGTTAAAGTCAGCATAATATGATGGATCATTACGATCAGCAAAAGTTGTTGCCTGAATTTGATTTTCGACATAAACCAGATTTCCAGCATACCAGTTCAAGTAAGTGTGATAACCACCGCGACGAGGGTCAAGGTGCAAGTTTCCGTTGGTCGTCATTACCTGCGCCCAGTCGCCTGAGTCGCCATTACCACCTACGCGAAGATATGTTCCCCAAGTTGGGTTTGGTCCATGAGTCCATGCACCACGAATGCGACCAGCATCAAATCCTGCATTGTCGCCATCAAAGAAATATGTGGTATCTACATCATAGAAAATTGGTGCGCGAGCAGAATATGCTGCTTGCACAAAGTTACCAGATTTACCAATATGGAAAATTTCAGTGCCAAGATCTTCAGTATCATAGAAGCGAATACCGCCATAACCTGGCTGCGCACCCATACGAATACCAGTGTGCCAGCGAATATCAAGTTTATTATAGTTCCCACCATAATTTTCTTTGTTGGTTCCAATGTAGTAGTTTCCCTGGGCATCGCTGTCGCCGCCGCCAAACATAAGACGAACGCCTTCGTCAGTGCTATGCGCATTCCAGGCTGGACCAGCACCACCAATCGTGACTAATCTATAGTTGCTTGGGTTAATATTAACAGCCCAAGAACCAGCTGCACTTAATAAACCAAATCCATTACCATCAAAGTAAACATAACCGCGATTTGATGCACTTCTATCCTGATAAATCCAACCATTATCAGAACGAGTGTAAATATAAGTTGAATTTTGAGAGAAGATACGAGTATCGTGTGTTTCCCAATAAAAGCCAACATTTCCTTGCGCACGGAACCAGTTGTCTGCGTAAACACGATGCAACTGTGTGCTTTCTGGTGGATTTACATAGTAACCAGTGCTATCAATATCGTAGAATATTGTGCCGTAAATTTCGCCACCACCAGCAACACGATAACGCCATGAACTGCCATTATAAAGACCATATCCATATGATGCGCCGCCAGTTACATCAACGCGAACGCCATAATCAAATCCAGACTTGTCGACATATACGCCCCAGTCTGAATTACTGCGATCTGAAACCATAACAACAGCATCAGAATTACCAATTGTGTATGGATTTGATGAACGATAGAATATCGCTGTGCCATTATCTTGACCACCGACAACAAGAGAACGCATATTACTTGTCGAGTCTGGATCAATATAGAATCCAGTTGATGCGCGAGCGTAGAAATTATAACCATAAATGTCGCGACCAGCGTACATGTCATTATTGGTCAAATCCCAATAAACTGGCCAATTGCCGTTTGTTCCTGCCGTCGTCCAAGATTCTGTATCGGCAGCATTTGCTCTCAATAGATAGAACAGATTGCTATTATTGTGCAACATCGCAACATAGTTATCAGTGTCGCGGAAATAAATTGTTGGCGAACTTCCACGAAGAACAAACAAATTACTATCCCAGCGAGTTGCAGTATCATCAATATCATAGTAAAGTGGCGAACGAGTTGAACCATAAATTTCTGTGTATGGTCCTGGGTATGATGATAAGGCAGACTGACTGCCGTTGATATTGAATATCAATCTACCAGCAGCTGTTTGATAAAATTCTGCTCCATTACCGCCATTATATCCACCTGAGAATTTAATCAATGGCGCAGAAGCTGCTCTAACACGAAGTTGACGATAATCTGTTGGGTGATAGATATCAAGTGCGTATGTAACATTATCAGCAATGCTACCAGTTCTACCAATAATACTTCTGTTACCTTGCTGGCTTACTTTGATGCACTTCCACCCAGAAATATACGAAGTGCCGCCACCAGTGTAATTAAACAATGCTTGTGGTGTGAAATATTTTGTACCAGTTCTAAACTGACCTGTCGCAGAACCAAACCCAGTGATGTAACCAGAGTATTTCGTCCAAGCACTTGGTCCAGCACCAGGACCGCTATTAGACATTACCCAATAACCAAACGATCCTGGATTGCCACCTAAACTTGAGAACGATTCATTGAAATCAATCGATCCCATGTAGTGACCATTGGTTCCAGAGATATTCTTAATCCACACTTCCATGTAGAAGATATCGTCTTGGTCGACTGGGATATATGGGAAACCAGAACTATAAACGCCACCGACGTTTACGCCGCCAACGATTTGAATTGCGTATCCGCCAGGAGCCGTTGAGTCTGCAACCCAAGAAACTGATGCACTATTAAAGTATGCTTGTAGTTGGTCGTTAGTCCATGCGCTATCAAACTCAAATACTGTTTCACCAGGAGTGTAGTGACCGATTGGATATGTCGTTGTATTAATTCTGGCTTGATCGAGCACAATGCGACCAAGTCTGCTATAGTCTTGCGGATTTAAATAATAGCCAGTGCTATCACGATCAACGAATCTTCTTGCTTGTATGTCTTCGCGAACCAGTGTATTACCGTCGCCGCGAATGATCATGTTCCAATCACCAGCAAGACCACCATCGCGGAACGAAATGTCCTCGCCACCTGATGTGGCGATAATTAGATGCGCATCATCAGTGTCTGTTGATTGTAAGTACCCACGAACAGTTCCAGCTGAAGTGTATAATTGAATTTGAGAACCAGCTCTCCATCCCCATGTTCCATAAACATTTGCAGCGTTGAGTTCAGATGTACCAGCTGGATCAATAATATATGCGTTATTATTTGTGTCAATTAATCTTGGCGCATAAATGTCGCCACTGGTGATAAAATTACTTGCAACGTTTAAATTGAACAATACTGATGTTGAATTTGCATCAACATAATAGGCTGTGTTGTCAGAATCAACAAATTGCGGTGCTCTGAAACTGCCGCTTGTTTGAATTATGCCGCCGTTATCAAAGTTGTCACCAAATACAACACGCTTCCAAGCACCCCATGATGTGCTAGATCCATAACGCATCCACAAACGAGCATTATCAGAATATGCGAGTTCTACTGCACCACCACCAGTCCAATCAGTTGTGCTGCCGTATTTTCTCCAATACATGACACCATTAAATGATCCGCCATCACTTAATCCATTGGTACTATTTTGCTTAAAGTCCCAACGAATGCCAGAATTGTAGGACTGAGGATCTGTTGCTGCGGCTCTTGTATCATTACTTGCAATCAAATATAGTGTTGAAACATTGTTTGCGTCAACATAGTTTGCAGTATTGTCGCTATCATAGAATATTGGTGCTCTAAAGCTGTATGCGCTGTAAACATACAGGTCATCACCCAAAACATCAAACAATCCAAGCTGAGCAATTGATCCTGTTGCAGCACCATGTCGCCCAATTCTGAAGTCTGCGCCAGAGGTGTTATTATTATTCGAATCTAGATTAATAAACACTGAGCCATAACTATTAATGCGAATATCATCATCAGCATTACCGCTGGAATTTCTAGAACTAATAGAATGCTGAGTTCCATCATCACCATAGAATGTAATAAAATCGCCCATATCAATCATATTAAAGCGATTCGAACTTACAGAAGATACAACAGAATTACTTGCTGGATTTATAAAGAACGCAGCATTATCTCTATCGTAAAGAATATTGCCATATCCATTACCAAAATAGAATGTTCCATAAACTTCTGATTCAGTTGTATTTGCTCTGAACGCCCAACCAAGGTTTTGATTCATCAAACCAAAGTTTGTTTCTGGAGATGCATTATCCCAATACAAATATCCCTTTACTGCTTGAGCAGTATCAGTTAGCATAATACCGCTATTCGCACGAATACGAAGATAACTTGTATCAGTAGCAAGAATGCGCTGACCCCAAGTTTCCCAGATTACTCCATTATTATTCGAGACGCGGAAGTGTCCGCCATTTGCGTAAACATCACCCTTAATGTGTGCTTTATATGCTGGCTCATCAGTGCTAAAGTCGCCAACGCCGAGACGGTTTAGGCTGATTGTGACTCCATCGGTTGGCTTCGCTGGATTCGCTACGCTGGCGTCATAACCTGTAGCAATTGTAATTTGTGAGAGTGCATCTTTCGAGTAGATGTAAAATTCTTGTTCGCCGTCATCATGCTTACGAATACCAGAAGAAGTTGCTGCATCACTACCGAATGTAATATGACCTTCGGTGGCACTGGCATGCATATTCAATGTGCCAGTCATTGTATCGCCAGTGACATTTACATAACGATTATCCAAATCAGCAACGCTGTTTCCACCAAGGAACTGAGCATTTAGATTGGCAACAACAGTGTTAGAAACAACAATAAGTGGTGCTGTTCCAACTGCGACATTAGAAATTAATCTTGATGCAGTGACATTCGTTCCAAACTGACCTGTGCCAGTAATCGTGAGCGATGCACCATTGACTGTGCCAGTGACACTTACGCTGTTGCCTGTAAATTGGTTTGCGACGAGACTTGCGGCAGCATTACGAATTGCTACAGTGCTTGCTGTATCTGTTAATGAAGTGTTATATCCATCTAACAAGTCAACATTTAAATTAGCAACAACAGTATTTGATACAACTTGAAGTGGAGCAGTGCCTGTAGCAACAGTTGAAATTAATTGACTATCAGTTCTAACAGCACCACCAGACACATCAACTTTAGTTCCTGGCGTCATTGTTCCAACGCCGACATTACCATCTCCACGGAAGATAACTCTATCAGCTGGAGTGTTGTTTAATGTTGCGTTGAAAATGAAACTTGAAGTGCCTTCGCCATTTACACCTAATGAGCCATCATTTTCTGTGACGACTTTAATACGAGCTTCGTTAAGACCACTGTTTCCATCTTGGTTCTTGAAGACAATAGCTGAACCACCGATACCTGTAAAGTCAGCGCGATTGGTTTCAATTAAGAGCATATCGGCAACATTCGTTGACGCGATAGTATCTTCAAAGATGTGTAAGCGAGTATTAGGATTTAATGTGCCAACGCCAACTGTGCCACCCTTTGACACGACAATAGAATTACCAATCGTTGTTGTCGTTGCAAATTTAGCAACATTGTCTGTGGTGCCTTGAGTAGAAATACCAGCACCCTGCAGACCTTGAACACCTTGTGATCCCTGCGCACCATCATTACCTTGAACACCTTGTACGCCTTGTACACCTTGTACTCCCTGAGCACCTTGAATACCAGCCGTACCTACAGTACCTTGTGCACCAAATATTCCTTGTGTACCTTGCGAGCCTTGAGAACCATTTGTACCATTAAATCCTTGTGCACCTGTTGCACCTTGATTGCCGTCATTTCCTGCAACACCTTGAGGACCAGTTGCGCCTTGTACACCTTGACGACCTTGAATGCCTTGTGTGCCTGGAGTTCCTGATGTACCTTGTGTTCCTGCTCCTTGCGTTCCCTGCGTACCGTCGTTGCCTTGAGGACCTTGGATACCTGTTGATCCTTGGAATCCGATACCTGCTGAACCTTGCACACCATCGCCACCCTGTACACCTTGCGAACCACCTGTTCCTTGTGAACCTTGTAGACCATTTGTACCTTGCGTGCCATCAGATCCTTGAACACCACCTGTACCCTGCGTTCCTGTTACACCTTGAGTTCCTTGTAATCCTTGGATACCTTGAATACCAATGCTTCCCTGCACACCCGTTGAGCCTTGAGAACCTGTTAGACCAGTTGTACCTTGTACACCTATATCTCCTTGTGTGCCCTGCGACCCGCCTGTTCCTTGAACTCCCTGAACTCCTTGCGGACCAATAGGACCTTGCGAACCAAGAGTACCGTCAACACCCTGGGTGCCTTGCGTTCCTTGAGTGCCAAATGTTCCTTGTGTTCCAATTTCACCCTGAGTGCCTTGTGTACCTGTAGTTCCTTGAACACCTTGAGTGCCTTGCGTTCCGAATACACCTTGCGTTCCTTGTGTGCCTTGCGTTCCTGTTGTGCCTTGAGATCCTGTGTCTCCCTTGTCACCCGTTCTTACGAAGGTAATGATGACATTTGTGTTATTAGGAAGAGCAGTTATACCATTAAGATATGCCGAAGGAACAGAAAAGTATCCACTCTGATATGCATGGAATCCATTAACATTAAAGAATGCAAACTCAATGACATTAGCGGTGTTTGCAACTTTAAATGTGCCTTTGACTGTAGATGTAGAGTCATCAATCGTATCAAGATATGCACTTACATTAACATTCGCGCCATCAAGTTGCGAAATATAAAGTCTTGAAACGCTTGCCCAGTTAGTATTATCAAATCTTAGATAACCATTTCCTGGATCGGTGTTTGCTGTGCTTGTGCTGTACACATAATCAAACGAAGCACCACCGAACTCACCCTGCTCACCAACAATGCCCTGTGTTCCTTGAGAACCAGTTGTACCCTGCGAACCTTGAGTTCCTTGTGTGCCTTGAGTGCCTTGTGCACCATCTTCGCCTTGCACTCCCTGCGTGCCTTGTGTGCCCAATACACCTTGAATACCTTGTGTTCCTTGAACACCAATTTCACCTTGAACACCTTGTGTCCCTTGAGTGCCTTGTGTACCTGTAATGCCCTGCACACCTTGTGTGCCTATCGTGCCTTGAGATCCTTGTGTACCAAGTGTTCCTTGAGTGCCAGTAGTGCCTTGTGCACCACCTTGACCTTGAATTCCTTGTGCGCCATCTTCACCTTGTACACCCTGCGAACCTTGTGTACCATCTAAACCTTGTGTTCCAGTTTGTCCTTGGACACCTTGTGAGCCAGTTGTTCCTTGAACGCCTTGAGAACCTTGTGTACCATTTAAACCTTGTGCGCCTTCGTCGCCTTGAATACCAACAGTTCCCTGCGCTCCTTGAGCACCTTGTGATCCTTGAAGACCATTCGTGCCTTGTGTACCCAAGTCACCTTGAATACCTGTGATGCCCTGCACACCTTGTGGACCAACCCCGCCTTGTACGCCTTGGTCACCCTCAGAGCCTTGAACACCAGTTAAACCTTGTGTTCCTATAAATCCTTGTATGCCTTGTGAACCTTGTAGACCAAGAGCACCCTGTGTTCCTTGAACGCCAGTTTCACCCTGCGCTCCCATAATACCTTGGATGCCTTGTACACCCTGCGCACCAACCTCGCCTTGCGATCCTTGAATGCCCAATACACCTTGAATACCTGTCGTTCCTTGTGGACCTGCGCCAGTTGGTCCTTGAGGACCTTGTGGACCATTAGATGAACCTTGCGCACCTTGAGTGCCATCAACGCCTTGTAGTCCTGGTCCACCGCCACCGCCGCCACCTCCTCCTCCAATAGAGTAGAAGTAAACATTCGTCATACCATTTGCGTTATTTGAAACAGCAACAGTAACACTTGATGTGTTAATAAAGTTTAATTGGCTGGTAAGTTTTAAACTTCCATTATTTGCAGAAGTGAAGAAAGTAGTTCCAACACCAGCAAGACCCTGAACACCTTGCGGACCTGCATTACCATTTGATCCAGCTGGACCACTTGGACCGAAATCGCCTTGTATACCTGTTGTTCCTTGAACACCTTGGATTGATGGCGAAGACTCAATAAGCGTAGTGCCATTTGAAATGACTTCTGTAGAAGCAATGAACACATTATTAACTTCGAAACCATCTTCTTCACGATTTAAAGCAGATTCATCAACCTCTTGGTCAATGCCTGATGTGATAAAATCTAAATTGCCAGTTTCGTAGGCTTCTGTAACTGCTTGTTCTAGAAGTGTGACTGTTGTATTAGCGTCTACTGCATTCGCAAACGCATTTGCTGTCGGTGTGATTGCCGATATCGAGTCATCTATGCAATTATTAGCTGTTGCCATTCGTTAATCTGCTGTTCCTTGATTTTGTAATCGTATTTTATCTTTTTCCAAAAATCCCATACTGTCTGTTGGCTCTTTCTTAAATGTTGGTTTCGTAGGACGATATTTAACCACTGGCGGATTTAATTTTTTCGCACGACCCGCATCATCTGGCCAACTTGGACTAAATGATACGGAAGGCAATATATTAGTAACAGCACTGTTAAATGTTGATAACAAAGTTTCAGTCCAAAAGTTAGGACCGCCAACCACTACACCACTATTTAACGGAGTTGGTGGAGTTCCTAATTCTATTCCTTGGGATTTTAATGCAGCTAATAATATGGGACTTGGTATGTTTGGTGTCGAATTGAGTGAAGTGACGCCACCAGAATGAAGTCCTGCAGTATAGCCACCATACAACCTTAAATGCCCTTCTGAGCGAACATTTACGATACCCAATGCAGAAACATTTGCTCGAGAAGAACCATGTAAATCTAAATTCTTTTGCGCAGTAATTTTAACATTATATCCGCTGATATTAATATCACCGCCAGATTCTAAGCGAAGCCCATTACACTGCACAACAAGTTCACCATTAATTTTTAAGAACATATCTGATTGCACAGTTTGGTCTTTTGCGCCATTAATATAGGTGCGCTCATTGCCCATAATAATATTGTACTTATCTTTAAATGACTTTTCTTTGATAGAGCCTGATGGTAAGAATTCAATTGTTGAGCCAGTGCGATGAGATAACTGCACACGCTCATAGTCTGGTGTGTCATCCATTTCAAAGGCATGTCCAGATTCAGTTTCTTGAACATGATTGAATGGATACTTGGCATTATATGACGGAAATGGTTCACTCCACACTGCTTGGATTCTTCGCTTCTTAAATGATTTTGGATTCTTACTAACTTCTGTTTCTTTTCCAGTTTTAGGATCTTTAACTTTATCTTTTTCTTCGTAACTTTTTTCTTGAAATTTTGCGCTGGTAATATTTGTAATTCTATTTTTGCGCTGAAAGTCAATAGCAGTTCCTGAAATAGAACGAGAACGAACACCTAATGATGCTCCAGTATTTGCACTCTCAATTCTATTTGGACGAGCTAGACGACTAACTGTTGGTTCATTTAAGCGGTCAGGATATCTTTTAGCAAAATCGTCCGTGATCGCAGGTCCAGCAGCATTAATTTGAACTTTAGATTCAGCAACCTTTCTGGGGAATAGTGGATTTGTGTTAAGTGCCTTTTGCTCATTGGTATATGGGTCAGTGAATCCATTGTTTGACCCGAGTTGTTCTTCTGGGATACCAGGAACAGTTCCCATAATGATTGGATACTTACCTTCCTTACCATCAGCAAAAAATCCGAATACAAGAGTTCCTTCAGCTGGTGGCTGAACTGCATTTCCACCATAAGGAACAACTGGATGAGCCCACGGCAAATCATCCACAGGAATATCAATCTTGTTATCACTGTGCCATCCGAATGCACGAACTTTACAACGTCCAAGATTGAGTGGGTCTAATCGGTTTTCTACGACACCGAACCACCAAACGAAATTGTTTAACCCCATAAAATCGGGTGTGTCATTTTCAATCATATTAAGACGCTACCGCTTTTTTATACTCTTGATTGTTACCTGTTGCACCACCATACGCTGCTCTAGAAGAATTTTTACACAATTCAAGTGCAGTTTCGTAACCTTCTGCTTCAGCAAAGGTATGTCGAACTGCAGTAATTAAATATTTTCCTGATTGGTATGGATCAAGCATTCTTTCGTTAGGATCTTCCTGCGTGAACCCTGGTAATTTAAAGTCTACTACAAACCCTACAGTGTAATTTGGATTTCCTGGTACAGTGCATCGCAATTTAGTATTATTTAATATTGCTAACTGCATCTCTCGTTGCATCAAAACCTTTTCAATATTGGTATTTTGCACGCGAATACCTCTATCTAAAAAGTATTGAGAGTTGGTTTGATCATAATTAGTCAGCGCATACTTAATATGAGTCCCATATTCATCATATACTGTTTTACCATCTCTGTTTGTTGCAAACCCCACAGGAAGTCTTTTTTCAAGAAGTGAACTATCGGCGCCTCTATTGGTTAAAGAGTTTGTGATGGTAGTATACTTTTGTCGAATTAAATCTAAAGTGCGTAGAGTTCCAGAAAATGCAGGTTTTTTAGTTGATGCCAGCATATCAAATGAATTATCAAATACAAACTTCATCATTTCATTTGTATTTTGTTGTGCTGAGTTATTCTCATCATTGTACATCTTCGCCGTACTGTATTTTAATTCAGCAATTGGATTTTGACTCATTAATTTTTCAAGAGACTTAAAGTTAAATCCTTGGTTGTTCTCATAGAATAAAAATGGGGATCCTTGAAAACCGTGAGCATATTTCATAATCATTTCAATTGCTTCGAATGGCTTTTGCTGTGTAACTACAAACTCATTGAGTCCAAGAGAATCTTCAAAGCAGTCTAATTTCAGTTTAGATGGATTAATTTTTAAGTATCTCTTTAAAATTGAGATAATATATGCTGCAGCCGATTCATTTTTAAATGTGGTTGATATGGTTTGCTGATTCGAGAAGATCATTTCTTCTGAGCAAAAATGCAAAACATATATTTGACTTTGATTTCTTTCGCTAGGTTGTCTGCCAGTCGATTTATAAATTCTAAAAGTTTTTAAGTAACTTGTCTCATCTCCTGGCTTTTTAAATTTAATTCTAATATACTCAGTACCATTAAATCCTATTTGAGAATATAAATTAATTGCATCTGTAATTTGAATATATCCAGTTACAACTGGAGAGTATATGTTTTCAAAAATAGAAAGAACATCGAACTGGAATGTGATGTTTTCAATTTTACCAGAAGGACTTATAATCTCAATTTTTTCAATTAGATTATCCTTCGCACTTCTGGCGGTGCGAGTATCACTCATGATCGATTACCGAGCATTCTATTTAATTCGGAAGATAAAGGTTCTAAGTATTCTTGTTTTAGTAGTTTAATTTCTCTTTTGTTCTCATTTAACTCAATTTCATAATCGTAAATGCTTATAGGCTTTACTCGTTCAACAATCTGTAAAGTTGCAGTAGCATTAGCTGAGTTGGCAGTATTTTGCCCAGAATTATTGGCTTTAAAATAGATCGTGTTAGAAGAGTTGTGGGGATACACATATGCAACTGTTGGCGTATTTGCAAGCGTTATTAATGCATTATCTTTATAACTATATTGTTGTAGAGTTATGATTGTATTCTTAACATTTGTTGTTGTAATTCCAGCTTCGTTTAAAGTTGAGGTTGTTTCTAACACATAGTGGTGTACATTATCATACGCCTGTTCAATTCCAGTATATCCATACTTTTTTAGAATAATACTTTCTAGCGCATTAATAGGTAATGGGAAATCAAAGTATGGATCTTTAAGATTATTGATGAGAATAATTGCCCAATGATACTCTACATCACCATATGCTTTGTAGGCAACAATTTCTGGTGTGTCTCCATCCTGTAGTTGATATTTTGTGTATGCAGAAACAGAATTTATAATTTTACTATTAAATCGAACTCTAGATAAAACATCTGTTACTGCAACTGTTGAGTTGGCAACTAAATCAAAACTGTACAGTTTTTTAGGAAATTTATTAAAAAACATTTAATTACCTATAATTACCTGAAGACTTACCGAAATCGCTTCGCGAAAGAATTGATGTTTCTGTAAAGTTTAACTGTAGAGAAATTTGTGCTGGGTAACCATCTGAGTGCGTAACATACCCATTCGGCGTATAGTCTACTGCAACAGAATTTAACACACATTTTTTTGTTTTAATTAATGATGTGTTCGTTTTGTTCCCATGAAAAAAAGTAATTTCAAATTGCGCAGGTGGGATAAAATATCGCCCAGATACGCCTGCTGGAATTTCTGGTGCTGCATAATATTTTAATGCATGTAAAATCCCAGTATTAATGCTTGTCGCGAACAATGCATCGGCGTCCCTTTTATTTTTAGGCGTTAATTTAAAGTCTAAAATAAATTTACGAAGACCTGTGCCTTGAAACATCATTTCTAATTGCGGATTAAGTGCTAACCCCGTTGTTCCGAAAAATAACACTCTTTCAGCACCCTCGCCGAGACCAGGAACCTGACGAGCCAAACTTGTAGCCAGTTCCAATGCATACATTGATGCGCCAGCTGTACTCACGTCGCTGCCTTTTGTGACCCCATATGCTTGGGCTAAAAGTCCTGGCACGCCTAATGCCTGAGTTAGACCAGTTTCTAGAAATAAATGATCATATGAAACACCAATATTATCTGGCATTGGTAAAATGATGTATTTTACATTATTATTTGTATTTCTACGAAGACTAAAATTTGCAAGTCGACTTTTTAACGCTTCACCAGCTCCACTTATGTTTACGCCGAGGGAACTTTGTACTGAGTCATTTATGAATCCAGTAAATTGATCCGTTAATCCTAACGAATCGGCGGCACCGATAGCGCCACCACCCAATGCACTACCTGCAGTACCAACACCTAATTGCGCTAATACCGATGAACCAATAATCGCTTTCCCAACTGGACTGGTTATGGCATTGTAACCCTCAATCAATCCTTGCCCAAGATCTCTTGTGATACCCGAATCTTCGCCCTGCTCATTTGCTGGCAATCCACTGGCGTCGCGTTTAATTTCACTAATTGCGAGCATCACATAAGGATATCCTTGCTGCTCAGCCTCTGATGTTCTATCTTTGTTCGAATCAATATCTCTTGGGAACGAAAGGTATTTACGACCTACTGCAGATTCAACATCTTGTAATTCTTCTTCTAGTGCCGTTGCAGTGACATTTTGTTCTGCATTTTCTGTCATTGCGGTATCCTATAAATAGTTGATGGCTTACAGCGGTAAATTTAGTCCTAAAAATACCAATAAATATTTAGGTGATCCCACAAACATCTGGTACAGATCGCTTTGGGAACGCCGAGTAATGGTACACCTAGATGAAAATTCCAGTGTAATTGAGTGGTCGAGCGAGGAAATCATTATACCATATTTATCACCGATTGATAATCGTTGGCATCGTTATTTTCCAGACTTTTTTGCACGAGTTCGTAACAAAGCTGGGTTGTTGGAGGGAGTAGTTATAGAAGTTAAACCTCATAACCAGTCAGTTCCACCAAAAGTAGGTAAGAAAGTTACTAAAAGAGTTATTCAAGAAGTGATTACTTATGGGATAAATGAGGCAAAGTGGAACGCAGCAAATGAGTATTGTAAAACTCGCGGTTGGACGTTTAAGGTTGTAACGGAAAAAGAGCTTTTTGGAAAATAATGGCAAGACTTTTAGACAAATTAAGTAAAGAAATGAACGCTGCGGGCATCAAACCTCGCACTGGTCAGGCTAGAAGCTGGCTCCAATCCAAAATTTCTCGTCTTCGCATACCATCAAATAGATCAAATATCTTAAATGATGCTGATCGTATCTCCCCAAAGGCATTTATCGGTCGTATGTATTTTTACCACTACGACCCCAAGTATAAAGACACCCTCCCAGTCTACGATAGATTCCCATTAGTAATTCCAATGGAAGCATACAGCGACGGCTTCCTTGCTATGAATCTCCACTATCTTGATCCAGGAAGTCGTTTGGCTCTTTTAGACCGACTTATGGATTTTATTAATAACGATAAATATGACGATAGTACTCGTTTTAATCTATCTTATGATTTGTTGAACCGTTCAAGACGATACAAGCTGTTTGAGCCATGCATCAAGCGATATTTGATCTCTCATATCATGTCATCAATCATTTATATCGAGCCAGACAACTGGGAAACGGCGATATTCCTACCAACAGCCCAAATGGTGTATAAAAAATAATGGCAAGAATACAATCATATAGTCCTGGCGAACTGTTTCGATATTCGTTTTTAAAATCATCAAAAATGTCATTGCAAATGAATGACATCCCAGCTATTTTAAAAAGAGAATCTCGTATTCCTAGAAATAAACTTCGAGATTTACAATTTTTATGTGAGTCTGTTGAGATGCCAGGAAAAAATCTCTCAACTGCTGAGTACAGAGTTGCTGGTGACAATCGCGCTAAAATTCCAATTGCTAGAAATTTCCCAGAAGTTAATCTAACCTTCCTACATGATGAGTATCTATTTCCACTATATGACTTTTTCAGTAAGTGGATAGAACTCGCAGCTCCTCGTGAGCATTCTGTCGCTTATTACGATGACATTGTAGTAAAACAGGGTATAGAATTGATACAATGGGAAGAAAGCGGGAAAGAAGCTGCTATGGTTGCGCAGTTAAGAAATGCATTTCCAATTACACTTGCTTCAATGCAAGGAAATTGGGGCGATGATAATATACAACGAATAAGCGTCACATTAGCATTTGAGGATTTTAAGATTATCGATGGTTCTAATACAATCGGTAAATCTA